TTATTGAGCAGGCCGATCCCCTCTCTCCCCTGTTCTCGCGTGGCCCCCTGCCTGCACAGGGCATGACCCTTGAATTTCTGGAGGTCGCCGACAATACAGTGACTGTCAAGCGTCAGGAACACGAAGGCGACGCCCTCCCCGTCGGCAAGGTCACCACGAAGGTCCGCACCGCCCCGATCAATACCTGGGGTGGCGCGAATACCATGTCTTTCCAGGAAATTCAGCGCTCTCGCAGCAATATGGTGTCTGTGACCGTGCGAGCCATGGCAGTCGCCGCTGGCCGCGCCGCCGCCACCGATTTCCACACCAATTTTGAGGCAGCTGTCAATGCACAGGCTGCAAGCGCGATCGGTATCAACAAGGCCGCAGCCTCGGTCAAGTATGCCGACCTGATCGGCATGCTCCTCGACGCCAACGCTGCCTATCAGGACCTCGGGTACCGCTGTGACGGTCTGATCGTCGATCGTGCGACGTGGCAGGCCCTCATGTCCCTGGAGACCAGTCAGGGCGTGCCCCTCATGGCCCTGTCTGGCCACGGTCAGGGCGTTGTCGGTACTATCGCGTCCGACGTGCTTGCGGGCACTCTCGGCAATCTCAGGGTCATCCCTGACCTCAAGGCCACCGCCGCGCGCGGTGACAGGGTTGCGGGCGCTTTCTTCAATAGCGAGGCGCTGCGAGTGTACACGTCTGGCATCGCGCATCTCCAGGATGACAATGTGCTGACCCTCACCCGTGATATGTCGGTGTACTACTACACGGCCGTGGCCAGCGAGCGTCCGCAGCTGATCGTCCCGCTCAAGATTGGCGCCTGACGTGCAGCCCGCGACGTCCGAGCAGATCGACGCGTTCCGCGCCTACCTGCGCTGTACTGGGACCGACCAGGAGCTGACGCCCGTCTATGACGCAGCGCGGCTCTTGGTCGCCCAGTATGTCGGCTCTCGCGATGTCCCCGCCGAAATCCGGACTCTGGCCGTCCATAAGGTCGGCTCCGAGTTGTGGGCATCCCGGGACGCCGTCGGGGGCATCGTCACCGGCTACACAGACATGACGGGCGGCCTGCGACTTGCGCGCGACCCCATGGTCGCTGCGCGCCCCATTCTGGCCCCGTACGTCGGTCTTGGAATCGGGTGACAAGCGTGTTTGACCTGACAAAGCTTAGGACCCAGCTCGCTACCTCGGTTGAGGAGGCGACCGGCCTTCACGTCGTCGCACACGACGTTGACCGGCCAAATCCCCCTGAGATTGCGATTGTCGCCGGGTCCCCGTGGGTGCAGCCATCCGAGATGCCCACGTACGGCCAGCTCTGGGACGTGCACCTGCAGCTCATCATCACGGCCCCTCGCGGCAAGCAAAACGAGGTGACCGAGGCCATGGAAATGAGCGTTTCGCTCATCCTCAGCGCCCTCGCCTACGGGGGCCTGTGGACAGTAGACAGTGTCTCCCAGCCGTACGTGCTGGCTGGTGAGACGTACCAGCTCCCCGCCGTCACAATCAATGTGCACGGCCCAATCCGAAACTAAGGAGAACTGAAATGGCCAACGAACGCGAATCGCCCCGCATTAAGGGGCAAAAGTTGGGGTTCCAGATCAATGGTCGGGCCGTCTGGCCCGATATGTCCGAGGCGGAATTGTCTCCGTCGTCGGATGATTCGTTCGCGACCTTCGGCAGTATTCTTGCCGGGGGTACGCCGATGCAGCTCAAGGTGTCAGGTATTGTGTCTACGGCGGCGACAAGCCTCTGGCGACTGCTGTTCGATAATGTGGGGAAGGAACTTCCCTTCATTTTCGCGCCAAACGGCAATGACGTGCCGTCCAACGACCAGCCTCACTACGTTGGTCGCGTGACTGTCAAGCAGCCGCCCAACCTGCCTGTCAAGATCAGCGAGGTCTCCTCGTTCGACCTTGAGATGCCGGTCGTCGAATGGTCGCAGAAGGTCTCCAACGGCTGATGGGTGAGATTGTAGGGGTCCGCGTCCGTGGCCTCAGGAAGGCGATACAAGCCCTCGAAAAAGCGGGCGCGGACTCCGAACAGATGCGGGACCTGATGCACGCGATCGGCGAAATCGTCGCCGTCCGTGCCCGTCAGCTCGCACCCGTCGGCAAAAGCCGACGACTGAAGGCCTCTATCCGCGCGGGCCGTGGCAAGACCAAGGCTGTGGTCCGCGCGGGATACGAGCGCAAGAGCATGCCCTATGCGGGCGTGGTGCACTACGGGTGGCCAGCCCGCAACATCCTCCCCGACACGTTTTTGGCGGACGCCATGGACCAGACCCGCGGGGAGGTCCTAGCTCGCCTAGACACTGGCATAGGTGAGCTGCTAGAACGCAATAACCTTAAGTGAAAGGAACTGACATGAACTTTGATAACCTTACGATTGGTGAGATAATCACCCTTGAAGACATGTGTGGCGTGTCTCTCTCTCAGATTGAAGAGTCCAGGTCTGACGGCCGCGTCCTCCGCGCGCTGGTCTACATCGTGGCCAAGCGCGATGGCCGCGAAATGTCCATCGCTGAAATCGATGCACTTCCCGTCAGTGAGACGGATGAGATTCTGGCACCGCTCATGGGTGAGACCCGCCCTATGTGAGGGAGCGGGCACGTGACATGGCGGCCCTCGTGGTCGCCGGTGTCTGTGCCCCTCCGGAGTACCAGACGCTCACTCTCCTAGAGAGGGAGGAGCTAATCAAGGCAGTCAAGGCTAGTCGCAGATAGGTAGGTGTAGACGTGGGGCGACAGTCCGTAATCGTATCGGTTCTTGCTGATACGAAGCGTTTCCGCAGCGGTCTGGGTAACGCTGCATCTGCCCTCGGCGACCTCGGGTCCAAGCTCGGCGCAACCGCTGCCGTCGGCGTCGGGGCACTCGCAGGCCTCGGCGCTGGCGTCGTCGGCCTCGCCGCCAAAAAGGGCATCTCCAGGGCGCTCGGCATTGAGGACGCCACCGCCAAGCTCAAGGCCCTCGGCATGCAGGGCGAGCAGATTCAGCAGACGATGAATGATGCCCTTGCGAGTGTCAAGGGAACGTCTTTCGGTCTCGACGCCGCCGCCACCGTGGCGGGCACCGCCGTTGCAGCCCAGATCAAGCCGGGAAAAGATCTGCAGCGCTACCTGGGATTGGTGGCTGACACTGCGCAGGTGGCCGGGACGAGTATGGAGGACATGGGAGCCATCTTTGGTAAGGTGGCAAATAACCAGAAAGTCACGACTGAGGAAATGAATCAGTTGGCGGATCGCGGGATCCCCATCTGGAAATACCTCAGTGAGTCCATGGGTGTCAGCAACGACCAGCTCCGTCAGATGGTGTCTGACGGTAAGGTCTCCCTGGAGGATTTCCAGACCGCCATTGAGAAGAATATCTCTGGCGCGGGCCGCATCATGGCGGACACGACAAGCGGCGCGTTCAAAAACATGAACGCTGCTTTGGGGCGTCTTGGTGCGGCTTTCGCCGCCCCTGCCCTCACCCACGCCAAGACGCTTTTCCAGGAAGCGTCAATTGGAATCGATGGTGTCACCACGGCCTCAAGCCTGCCGCTGAAAAGCTCGAAGCGACTTTCGGCCCCAAGATTGAGGGGCTGCTGCAAGGCTCTGGGCAGCGTTTCGCTGACTTCGCGACGGGCCTGCCCGCCCGTCTCGCGCCCGTGACAAGCATGATCGGCGGCGCTTTCGAGAATGCAAAGCCGTACGTGTCCCGTGCAGTAGACGGGATCGGGACGGCGTTCGCTGGCCTCAAGGGCAAGGTGTCAAGCGCTTTCGAGTCCGTGGGCGGCGGTGAGGGCATCTTGACATTCCTCACCGGAATCAAGGATCAGGCCGTCGCAGCGATCAGTCCCATCGTGTCAGCCGTCGCACCCGTCGTCGGGCAGCTCATCTCGACATTCGCGCCTCTACTGCCTCAGATCGGCGCGCTCATCCCGACAATCATGCAACTGTCAAGCGCCTTCAATCCTGTCTCGCTGATCTTCCACGCCCTCATGCCCGTCCTACCACAGGTCGTTACGCTGGTCGGACAGGTGGGCGTCGCCCTCGCCGGCGTTCTCGGGCAGGCGCTCCCTCAGCTCGCCCCCGCCCTGGAAGGCCTAGCGGGTCTACTCTCTGGTCTCTTCGCGCAGGTGGCCCCCGTGATCAGCGGTCTGCTGACTCAGATTGGCGGCATCGTCACGGGTACCCTGATACCCGCGATTGGGCAGCTCATGCCGATCCTCACGACGGTGATCCAGGCCGTCGTCGGCATGCTCGCACCCATGCTCCCCATGATCGGCAATCTGCTGGGGGCCGTCGCGACGGTGATTGGGAGCATCCTCAACGCTCTCGCGCCCCTGGTCCCGGTGATTATCAGCATCATCGGCACTGTCGTGTCGGCTCTCGCACCGCTGCTACCGCAGATCGGCATGCTCCTAGCCGCCGTCGGTGACGCGATCGCGTCGCTCCTGGTCGCTCTGTCGCCGCTGATCACGGTGATCGGGCAGATGCTCGGGCCGCTACTGTCCGTCATCATGGCAGCCCTGACGCCGATTATCGATATCGTCGTGATGATTGCCTCCGTTATCGCGTCGGTCCTCACCGTCGCTATCCAGGCGATCGTCCCCATCATCGCGAGCGTTATTGAGATCATGACGTCAGGTATGGCGCTCGTGATGAGCGTTGTCGGCCCCACGATCACCTTGCTCGCCCAGCTGATCACCAGCTGTTTCCAGGCGATCTACAGCGTGACGATGTCCGTCTGGAATACTCTGGTCAGCGTGATCAGCGGCGCGATCAACGCCACGATCGGCGCGATCAGCGGGTGGGTATCGTCGGCCATGGCCTACGTGCGCAGCCTCGGGTCCGGGATTTCGTCGACAATTAGCGGCGCGATGGGGTCCATGACCTCAGCGATCAGCGGCGGTGTCAACACCGCGGTCTCGTGGATCAGCAGCCTACCCGGCAAGGCAAAAAGCGCGCTTGGCAATCTTGGCAATACGCTGTGGAACGCTGGAAAGTCACTGATTGATGGGTTTGTCAGTGGCATCAAGAGTGCGTTCGGATCCGTGCAGTCTGCGCTCGGCGGGCTGACCGGCATGTTGCCCTCGTGGAAGGGGCCCGAGGATCTTGACAAGATTCTGCTGGTCCCCGCGGGGCGCATGGTGATCGGCGGTTTCGTGCGCGGCCTGGAGTCCCAGTACCCCCGCGTCCGGGCCTCCCTCACGGGTCTCACCCGCGATATCGCGGGCATGGACATGCTCTCACCGGCCTCTGACCTCGCTGTGGCGGGCGGGCCTACCGTCGTCAATCAATACACGATCAACGTCACGGCGGACATGCTGACGCCGTCCGTGGAGGCCGGTCGTACCATCGCTGACGCGTTGGATCAGTACGTGAGGATGAATGGACGATGACGGTTTTACATCCACTCTCCCCGATCCGCTCGACAGAGTTCACGCACTACGCGTCCGTCACCTTCCACAACGGCGGATGGAGCTATGTGACAGGTCCGGACAATCTATGTTCGTTCGTGCTTGACAATCTCAAGCCGGGACTGCCCCTGCGGTACTCCATCACAGTGGAGACCGACGCCGATACGTGGATGGTGCTGCGTGCCGGGCGATCCGCCAGCACGGGCGGTGGGCGCACACATCTACTCCAGGGCGCCATGACCTCGGGCACTACCCTGCCTGTGGACCTATCGGGTGCACGATCGGGCCTGATCAAAGCGAATTTCTGGTACATCCTAGATGACGAGGTAGGCCTCCGGCCCGCTGACAGACTCTCCCTCCAGGCCTATTTCCCTGTACAGGATACCAATGCGCTCCGGTGGAACGTCAGCAGGTGGGGGGTGCAGCGGTGGAACGGCCCACGCGCGGGCATCGTTTTCGCCTGGAATTTCGCGGCCTGGAACACCATCCCATGGGAGGGCGTCAGTCGCGAGGTTGAGGCATGGCAGGACATCACCGCCCCCTGCACTCAGATCGACGTGACCCGAGGTGTCAAGAGCGAGGGTCCCGCCTACCTCGCTCAGGTCGGGACCCTGACGGCGACGGCGATCAACGCCCTCGCGCCTCGCGAGACCGGCATGCGTCAGGGGACGCCCGTCCGCCTCGTGCACTGGCCTACCCGCACTGTAATGTTTACAGGCACGGTCACAGACCTGGAGTGCACGCCACACAAGCCAGGTGGCGCAATCCACTACAAGACCATCATCACGGCATCAGACGTTGTCGCTCAGATGGCGTCGACCATGCGTTACGGCGCCCGCGGGGCTGGCACGCTCGGCATGGAGCTGTGGAGCGAACGCCTCGCACGTCTCATGCAGGGGCGTCCCTATCTACTCAATTTCAGCACGCCGCGCGCGCCTGTCAAAAACCCGTGGGTCCCCGGAGTTGTCTGGGAGACCAACCTCGCTAAGCACCTGGACGGACTGTGCTGTTCAGTGCGCGGGGCTTGGCATGTCACACGCGACGGCACAATCAACGTCTACTCGGAGCTGGGCAATACGCCGTCCATGGTATTCACCGACGATGCGGACCTGTCAAGGGCCTCTGTGCCGCCTGTCATGTGGTATACGGACCTCGACGGCGGATGGCGTGCGACGGATGTCGTCGCTCGTGTGACGCTCGAAAACCACGCCTGTAAAGTCGAAAACGGGGAGTGGCGAGCTGACGACACGACAGTCTCTCATGACAGCGTGACAGGCTCCGAGGTGTGGGGAGGCACCGAAATTCGCGTCCCAACGACTCGGCTCGCTGCGGACCTGCCTGCGCTGGCAGCCGAGTACATCACGAAGCGCGCCCGCGATTGGGTCCCGTCGTCGCTCACGCTACGGCCACACACAGCGCTTGACATTCTGCGCTGCGTCGACATGGAGTCTCTACGCGCAGTAACCGTAGAGTATAATGGAGACAGCCACCCCGCGCGCATCACGCGCGTGACACACCGACTCACCCCTACAGAGTGGGTCACGAAACTCAATTTCGCACCCCGATAAGGAGGCAGTGTGAAGACATTTGTACCGGGCGAGATTGCCCGCGCAGAAGATGTCAATATGAACTTTGCCGAGGTGAAGGCACTGGCTGACAAGTGCCTGAACGGCATTCAGTCCGGTACATTCTCGACCGGCTCCTACAAGCCCGGTGAGGTCTACGAGGGTACCATTAATTTCCCTCGAGCATTCCCATCTGTGCCGCGCGTGACTATCTCCGTGGCATCCCAGCGCCTTCGCGTGGCAGTATATTCCATCACCGCGACCGGTTTCACATACTACATTTGGAACGACACGGACGCGCAGTCCGGGGGCGAAAATAGTGCCCAATGGATTGCGACAACGCTCTAGGAAGGAGGGTGCAATATGGGTGAATTTACACCCGCACACTACATTGAGTCACGCGACACGCCATGCCGTGTCGTGGTAATCCATACCATGGAAGCCCCTGAGGGGCCTCAAACCGCCGAAAATGTCGCGAAGTACTTCGCGAGCGGGCAGGTGGTAGCATCGGCGCACATGTGCGTCGACCAGGACTCAGTCGTATACTGCCTGCCCAGCTCGGCTGTCGCTTTTGCAGCCCCGGGCTGCAATCATGACGGCTATCAGGTGGAGCACGCCGGGTACGCCCGGCAGTCCCCTGAGGAGTGGGGTGATGCCGCATCTGTCGCCATGCTGCAGCTGTCCGCCACAGCCACGCGCGAAATCGCCGACAGCCTCGGCATCCCGCTGCGTCATCTCAGCGATGACGAGCTGGCAGCGGGGATGAGCGGATTCGTCGGTCATGACCAGGTCAGTCGCGTCTACAAGAGATCTGATCACACCGACCCGGGCCCCGCTTTCCCCTGGTCCTACTACATGGGCCTAGTGCGCGGCGAATCCGCGCAGCTCCCAATTGACACCACGAGTGAGGAGAATCTCATGCATTTTGTTCTCTCTGCACAGACCGGCACGATCTACTCGGTCACGCCCTGGTCCGTGACCCCGATCAGCGATGCGAAGCTGTGGGGTGACCTTGTCAAGGCCTACAATCTTGACAATTCCTACGAGGTGACCCTGGATGACGGGGACATCGGCTCTATCGCCGCCGACGCCGCCGCGCGTCGTCAGATCCTCGTCGCCGACATCGTCGCAGCCCTCAAGGAAGGCAAGTGATGGACACCACGGCCCTGCTCACCTTCGCAGGCGCTCTCGCGCCGCTCATCATCGCGTCGACCACGCGCGCGGGCTGGTCCGCCACCGCGAAGCGCTGGGTCGCGATCGCTATTTCGGCGACGCTGACGGGCCTCGTGTGGGCGCTCACCCGCTATCCCGAAACAGTCGCTGGCGCCATGGGTGAGATGGGCGGCGTCATCGCCGCAGCCCAGGTCGCGTACACGGCCCTCAAGCCCACCGGTCTGATCGATTGGATTGAGGACCGGACTGAGTGATGTACGACGCGACACATCCACTGGTCGCCGTCATGGCGACCCCTGAGGTTGTGGCCGCGCTGGCAGCTCTAGGGATCGCGATCTGCGGTTTCATTACCCTGCAGCTCAAGGCGCTGTCCGCTCGGCTGCGTCAGCGGATCGACGCTGTGCACGAGTCGGCAGAGGCGGCCCGCTCGCAGGTGGAGAATCACCACGGGACCAACCTCCGGGAGGACGTCGACCAGCTCGCGCGGCAGGTCCGTGAGGGTATGGCTGCCATCCAGGCCGCTCAGAATCGCGCCGACGCCCGTGCAGAGCGCGAGCACGATGAGCGCGTGAGCGAGATCCGGCTACTCCGTGAGGACCTAGGCAGGATCCGTGCGGACCTGTCTGCACAGCGTGACGTTCTGGACGACTGCCCACGTCACTGAGCGCACAAGGAGGCCCCCAACCGATCTGGTAGGGGGCCTTCCGTTTATGCCATCGCGCGTGACGCGATAAGGCAATTATATTCTACTGGCCGGGCCGCTGCTAGCACCGTCGCGACCTGATTGGCAGTAGCACCGAGGCAGGTCACGCACGTCGCATGTGCGAGCTCACGCAGGTCCCGGCGCGTGATGCCCGGGGGCACGGTCTCCAGGCGCGGCGCGCGGCGCGTCACGATCCGGGCCGGAATAGCCTTGTCGCTTTTGCGCTTGTGCGAGAGTATTTCCTGCGCTACATCGACGGGGAACTCACACGCTCCCTCAAGCCAGGCGGCCAAGGGCTCGCGACCCGCTTTCTCGGGGAGAATGACGATATCGCCGGTCTCCACGTCCTCAAGCCAAGCGACAGAGGGGCGCTTGCCGGGGCGTTTCCGCGGCCGCTCTCGCATCCACCGCTCAATCGTCTCGGGGTACCAGCCCCACGTATCAACCCCCCCCTCCTGCACGCTAGCGTCGGGCGCGGGGCGCCCGCCGCGCG